GGCACCTAATGACAAGGCAGGAGATAAGGGACCTAGCGAGAAAAAGACTGGGTGAAACCACAGCGTCCTTCTGGACTGATGCACAGCTTAATACCTGGATAAACGATGCAGGGTATCAGATAGCGTTTAGGACACTTAGTCTTAGGGATGATGTTACGTTTAATACGGTAGAGGATCAGATAGAGTATGTCTTATCTACAAGCGTAGCGACTAATGTCTTAAGTATCCTTGAGATATGGTTCAAGGTGGATGCTGCGACATGGACTAAAATGGATCTTATGTCTAAGCAGGAGTTAAGCACCCGTTATCCTGATTGGCAAAGCGAGGATTCTGGTACTCCTAGCATTGGGTTCTACGATTTAGAGGAAGATACTGTTGGGTTGTATGTACCTCCCGGAGCTTCTCCAAGTATTACTGCAGCAACCATAGCCTTTGTGGATAGTGACCCTGATACTATTACTGACAGTGGGAATGGGTTTGTTACAGAGGAGTTTGTGGCTGGACAGACTATTACGGTGACAGGTACGGTGAATAACAACGGTACATATACCATAGCCAGTGTTACAGCGGGGACTATTACACTTATAGCCGCGGATACTCTTACAGCAGAGGCAGCAGGTAGTCAGTTTACCATAGCTTCTATCCTCCAGTCTAAAGTGTATTATGCTAAGGAGTTTACCGATCTTTCTGCTGACAGTGCTACTCCTGCTCTTGCTGAGTATCTCCATCTTGGTATGGTTCATTATGTGGTAGCGTTGGGTTACGAATCAAGAGGTTATGGGGACAAGGCTAACAACGCTTGGCAGCAGTATGAAGCTAACATTAAGCGTTATCTTGGTGCTCGTATACTTGATAAGGACCACAGAGAAGCTACCGAGATTGATATTGGGAAAGGAGCCAGGCGATGACTAGGCGGGAAATAAGAAACTTAGTGCGTAGTAAGATACAGGACCTGGCAAGCAGGCGTATCCAGAACACTGACTTGGATAGCTGGATCAATGATGCGGGGGATGACCTGGCATATAAGACTAAGTGCTTGCGTACATCCACCACAGCTACTACTACTGCTAACGCAGAGTATACTATATCTACAGATATAGCGGATGATGTTCTTGCTATTACAGAAGTATATCTCTATATGGATGGTTCCACGTGGAAGAAACTCACACCTACTACAAGAACAGAGCTTGATGTGTTGCATGATGGTTGGATGAGTACCGATGCAGCTGTACCTGATGAATATTGGTATGATATACAGCTGGATCTTCTTGGCCTGTATCCCAAAGCCAACTCTGATAACCAGGGTGCTGATTATTTGAAGGTTTACTATGCTCAGACCTTCACAGCTCTTACTGCTGATACGTCTACTCCTACATTGCCTACGACTTTGCACTTTGCTATGGTGGATTATGTTACTGCTGTGGCGTTGGAATCAATGAGCAGTGGGGATAAATCTTCTATAGTGAGAGCTAACAATGCTTGGCAAACTTATTACAGAAAGATAACTAGCTATCTTTCTGAAAGCAAGCGTGAGAAGGAAGATGAAGATATCATAATGAAAGGGTATAGAAACGTATGAGTCTAACAAGCGAGATAAAACAATTTTACTATAAGCCTCTTCCGGGCATGAACAATAAGATAGACCCTCTTGAGATGGGACAGAAGTATGTTAAGAAGGCTCAGAACGTACGCTTTGATGAGGAACCGGGAAGCGTGACTAAGAGGGAACGCTTGTCTTATTTTAACAGTACTACTCTTGGGAGTGGTGCTGCGTTATCAGCGTATAGATACTATACGTCAGGTGGTGTTAAGAAGTGGATAGTCATACATGATACTACTGCGTATGTGGGTGATGACTCTGCCGGTACGTTTACATCAATACGGACAGGTCTTACATCCGGCAAGAAGTGTACGTTTGTTACTTATAAAGACTTATTATATGTCAGTAATGGATATGATAACATATGGATATATGATGGGGCTAGTGATAATGTGACATGGGAAATGGGTAGCTGTAAGGGCTTAGCTGCTTCAGGTGGTTCTCTTGATGCCAGTGCCGATTATAAATACCAGGTTACCATAGATGCTGATGCGTATATATGTGGGGCTGTAAGCAATACGATAGCAACCACAGCTGTGAATAAGAAGATAGAACTTACCGAGATACCTCTTGGCCCTGCTGGTACTGCTAATAGGAAGATATACCGTACTGAAGGTGATGGCTCTACTTATAAGTTGCTGACTACCATAGCTGATAATACAACGACTGTATATACAGATAGTACGGCAGATGCTTCTTTGGGTGCGACTATGGGTGGAGTAACTGATGATGTACCGCTGGGTACGGAACTTAAGACCCATCGTGAGAGGCTTTTTATCACAAGAGATCCATCTAATCCTAATAGAATATATTATAGTAACCCTTATCTTCCCCATTATATACAACAGACTACTAATCTTGATTATATGGATATAGAACCTGATGATAATGATGAGATAATGGGGATACCATTACAGCTTGGTATGATGTGTTGTATAAAGAAGAATTCTATACGCAAGCTTCATATCACATCTCCTGTATCTGGTACTGACCCTACTACATGGTATGCTGATGATCCTATAGTTCATGCAGGGTGTCCTGCTGAATGGACTATACAGCAGTCTCCTTATGGGATTATATACCTTGGGTGGGATCACTGGTATGTCTTCAACGGGGCTACTTCTCTTCCTATCATAGATGAGTTTGATACCAATGATATCCTGAGTGGTGATTTTCTGGGTACTGTTGGGTACTATGATCCAAAGGGTATCTTCATGGCGGCTTATACTGATGCTACTGCAGGTGCACAGCAGCATGATAGGGTAATGCGATATAACTTCAAGCGTAAGGCTATGAGCTTTGACAGTGTTGGCGTTGAGTGTTTTGCTTCTAAAGCAGGCGATGATGAGAACGGCGAGTTGTACTATGGGGATAGTGCCAACGGTTATATATATAAGACTGTGCATTCAGAGATTACTCATCAGCTTAGGACTAAGACAGAGTGTAATGCTGGTACAAAGACTGATATCTTTGTTGGAGGAACTGAATCTTCTCCATATATAGAGATAGGCTCTGTGTCTTCGGCTAGTGCTATACCGGATGATATATGTGTCTTGTGGGATGATGCTGTTACTACACCAGGTACCGGGTGGACTGAGGTTACTACACTTGATGAGATGTTTGTGAAGATAGATGATGGGGCGATAGCCGCCACTGCTGGGATTAACGTGTGCGGTGGTTCTGAGACTGCGTTGAATTATATAGACTACCGTCTCTTTAAAAAGAATAATACTACAACGGAATATACGTTTCCTGATGGTGCTATTGTAATGTGGGATCAATCCTCTAACCCTGCAGGATATACGAATGTTTCTGATGGGTATCATGTGAGGATTAACTCCGATACTGATTATACTGGTATTACTGGTACTGTGTCGTATTTTCCGGAGGAAGAGGCGGGTGTCGGAGAAGCATTGGATAACTGGGTGGAGTTTAGATTTATTAAGAAGGTTGGGGAGCAGAATACGTGGGATGGGCAGGATCAGTATGTTTACTGCTTGTATTATAACACAGCTGCACCTGGTAATGACTGGACAGATGTATCCTCTACATATGACAATTACTTCTTGAAGACTGCATCTAATGGACCCACAACACAGGCTGGGGGTGATACAAGTGCACAGTCAAATTTCGTTAGATTCGATTCATCTTCTAACCAGACTAGCTTTGCTGCTACTTCTGGTAGTAACACTTATTTTAATACCGAGGATGAAGTTATAGATAATGATATAGCTACATACTACTATGCTAAGTGTCATCATAGCCATGATGGTAATGCTACAGTAGAGGGTACAAGTACTCATACATGGGATACCCCACGCACAGTGGATAGTATATATGTTAAGATGAGAGCTCATGCTCAACCGATGGGCAACTACGCTACAGGGAGTATAGAGTTTAAAATAGAGTGGAGGGATGATGATGGTAACTGGACAGCAATACATGACACGACAACCTCGACTCAAACAGATACGACCGAGACTCTTACTTACTCTGCTGGGTATGCGAACTGTACTGGGGTTCGTGCTTACTGTAAAGCTGATGCTTATAGTTACGAAGGAGATCGTCAACAGTTTGCTCACCTCTATTTCTACGAAATAAAAGCAACAGGTGACCAGTCTGATTATGGTACTCTGCATATAGCCAAGAAGATACTCGGTAAGATGCAGGATTTCAATGCTGCTATCCTTGCTCACCAGGGTACTGGGACTTGGACATCTCTCTCTGCTGAAGTCAACGCTGAAAGTCTTAATAAGCTGTATTGGAATGAAACCTTGACTGGTACGGATAATGCTTTGTTTTATACAAGGGTAGGTGCTACGCAGGCTGCTTGTGAAGCTGCGGCTTGGAGTGCATCGTTGACTGATCCCAACGGTACTGCTATTACATCCACGGCTGATGTATGGATTCAGTATAAAGTGGACTTGACAGCAGCTGATACGACCAATGCTATACCCCGCATATACTTTACTGATGGATATGTGGTTAAGCTTTCTTATACCCAAGCTGCTGTTAATGCGGAGGATACCGTTGAGTTCATATATCAGATAGGAGTGAGGAACTTCGATTTGCCTATGGCTGATAAGATATTCAAGAAGATAGCTACACGCCATGAAGGTACTCAAGGTTCTTTTACTGTTGATTGGGAAACTGAGAATTCAAGCGGTAGCTTCCTTGTTGACCTTCAAAGCTTGCCTAAGTACTGGGATTCGTTCTTTCCTGATGATGCGATGGGTAGGGAGATAGACATAACGGTGTATAAGAATGATGCGTATAGCTTTAAACTGAAAGAAATCCAGGGAGCATACACAGCGGAGCCTATACTAATATGACCTTAATTAAGAATAATACTATAACCAAGTTTGATGATGCTAGCATTCCTATTATGCAGCAGATATTGGATGATATTTCAGAACAAGCAGAGGGTGTTGTCTATACTTCTACGGAGCCTACAGCTTCTACCGTACCATTGGGTAAGAAGGTTATTTATGATGATGATGCGGGAGTCAGGCGTGTATATTATAAGACAGGGAAAGATAACCTTGTAACAATACCGGGTGTAGCTGGCTCTGCTGTTGCAGATGCTACCGGTGCTGGTGATGTGGTGGCACAGTTGAATGCTTTACTGGCTTCGCTAAGAGCGGCAGGAGTTATATCATCGTAAGTAAGGAGGTGTGTATGGAGGTTATTTCGTTGATTCAGATAGTCAAAGAACTTGGTCTTAGCATTGGTATATTTGCTTTATGTGCTTGGATGGTTATGTTCATTGTCAAGAAGTTAGCAACAACGCTGGATAAGCTGTCCGGCAAGATTGAGAAGCATGAGAACGAAGCTGATGTAAGAGCGAAGTATGCAAGGGACGAGCATCGCCAGATGATAGAGACACTGGGGAGAATCAATGGACATACCAAATGAGTTTGTATGCCAGAAGTGCGGGGCTTGTTGTGAGTTGCTAGGTGAGATGGTAGCACGGCATTTCTTGAAGGTGGATAGCGATGTATGCCCCGAATATGATAGAGGGAAGAGGTTGTGTAATATATATGAGAACAGGCCTCTTTGTTGTGGTTCACAGATATTTTTTGGGGATCAGTATCAGATAGATACTTGTAGGTTGTTACGTGCGATAAGAAAGTGGGGTACACGTGTAGACAGTGAGAGGGTTAAGAGGATTATTGCTGTCCTTGTACCTGCGTATTTTGGTGCATCAGAGGAACAGGTTGAATATGCAAAAAGTAGCCTTAAAGTCTGACTTACACACGATAGTTCCTTTTCCGAAAGAACTTCCGGAGAACGTGGATTATCGGAGATTGATATATGCTCTTGAGGAAAAGATGGCCACCTTGCCTAATGTTAAGTATGCTGAGGATTTTCCTCTTAGGCATTCCTTTGTTGAAGGGGTTTATATGAGAGAACTCTATGTACCCAGAGGCATAGTGTTCATTACAGAGTTGCATAGGGACTCTTATGTAAGCTATTTAACGCAGGGAATGATAACAATGCTGGTGGAGGAGGGCTTAAGAGGGTTCAGGGCACCTGCACCAATGCTTTCTCCGGCATGGACGAAGAGGTTTGTATATGTGCATGAGGATGCTATATGGCTTACTGTGCATCCTAACCATGTTAACACTATGGATATAGATGTGCTAGATAAGCAGATTCATGCAGAGAAATATGAGAGAGACTATGTTAAAGAGTTTGGTGTTTTTGATAAAGAAAAGGTGGACAAGGTGTACAATACTTTTATGAGGCTGATTGAGATGAGTGAAGAAAAAAGGTTTAGGAGCTTGATGGATATGAGTGAGAATAGGAGGAAATTATGTCAGGTCTAGTTCTTGGTTCTGCAATAATAGGTGCTGGTATAAGTGCTGGAGCTGGAATGTACAGTGCACGCCAAGCTCGTAAAGGCATGTCAGGAGGTGGTCAGGTTATTACTTTACCTCAATATTCCTTTACCGAACCTAGGCTACGCCTGACTTCTGATTTTATATCAGATAACCTGAGACGACTCCAGATGGGTAAGTATCCTGCGTATTATGAATCAGCATTACCCAAAGTTAGAGCAGGTATGCAGCGTGGGGTTAGGGAGGCTTATTATGGGTCTAAGGGTATGAGAGGGCCTGGTATCTTAAGTACTATACGGGGAACAGGAGCAGCGTTGGGTGTTGGTCCTAAAGCTACTATAGCACAGACCAACAAGGCACTCTACGATTATTCAATGAAAGAACGAGAGATAGATGAATATCTTACTAAGCTCGGTGTTGATGTGTCTATGCAGACTCAGGGACAAATGCTTCAGGCATCTGCGGGCATGCCTAAAGGTCCTGATGCTGTTGTTATGGGTGGGGGAACTGTACCACAACGTCCAAACTACGGTATGCAAGCGGCTTCTGCTATAGGGCAAGCGTTGCCGAGTATGGTTAGTGCTTACAGGCGACCAACGACACCAACGGCAACATACCCAGCTCAACCTGTAGCTGCTCAGTCTTATATGCAGGAAACTCCTAGTTATACGCCTCCTTATGGTCAACACTATATGCCTGGTACAGCTGCAACTGCTCCTTATAGTTCTGAAATAACACCTGGTTATACTCCTGCACCATGGATGTCTAAGGTTGGAAGGGGAGTGACTTCAGCGTGGGATAATCAGTTTAGTGGAGCTGCGGATGCAGTGCGGGATGCTTGGGGGTTTGCGACTGAACAGGTACCGAGTTATATAAGACAATATGGACCGAATGTATGGGGATCGTGGGGACAATAAAAGGAGGATATAATGCCTATAAATCCAGCAGTAATACAAGAAATACCAGGTAGGGAATATGATATTAGTCCGAGTCCAGCTGAGGGTGCAATGATGGGGATAGCAGCTGGTATGAAGGGTTATGCTAACTATCTGGCTGAGAAGGAGAAAAGGAAACAGAACCTGACAATGCAAATTATGCCGACTATGATCTCTGAAGGGTTGCTGTCTCCAGTTGCTCCAGATACCCCTGGCTCGATTGAAGCAGCGGGAACATCTTGGGCTTTCAGTAGTGGTGCTACAGGATATAAGCAGAAGGAGAGAGAAACGACTGCTGAGAAGAGTAGGATTGCTATCAAGAAAGGTAGAATGGCTGTAGGAGAGAGGCCTAAGTCCCGTAGCCAGCTGTATACTGATGTAAGAGAGGGTGCTGCTTATCGTAGGATGGTAGAGATGTCTGCTATTAAGGGGGGCAAAGATGAAAGGTTTGATCCTACGAAGTTCTTAATAACAGAGACAGATAGGTTAGATAGAGTGCAGCGATATGATTACTTACGAAGTAAGAGAGAGGTAATTAGAGCTCTTCTTAAGGAGAAGGGTAAAGCTGGTACGGATAAAGAAGTGAACGACATTATAAATGAGTATGTTGATAAGTACTCTACTGAACAGATTGTAGCTGCTTTAGGAGAATGATATGGCTTATTTACTAGGTGAAGATGACATTAGACCATCTATGCCTGAGAAGAAGGGGGGAGTAAGTACCCTTCCCCCAGCTCCACCTTCTAGCTTTCCACCGGGAACAAAGCCTGAAGAGCCTAAGAGGTATATAGGTATTCTTGGCTGGCCTGTGGATATGAAATATTTATCTCAGATGTATCAGACTGGGTATCTTCCCATCGTAAGGGGTTCTTATGGTAATGCTATGAGAATGGGAACCATGTCAGATGAGGAAGGTTTTAAGCAGGCTTCTGAGGCTGTAAGCAAGAAGATAGAGGATATAGGAGAGATAGAGGATGTAACTTGGAAATCTCCTATCCCTAAGCTGGCAGGTGAGACTGCGAAGTTGTTACCGTTTGTCATACAGGCTGGTATGCACGCAGCAAAGAGAGGTCTACAGGTAGGCATAGGTACTGGGGTGCTGGCATCTGTACTTGGTATACCTGGCCCTGATCCTACTGATTTAATAACTGTCCCTTCAGCTGGTATGCAGGGGCTAGCGGTAGGAGCTCGATGGGGCATTCTAGAGTATTCCCTACAGGTTGAAGGTGGTAACGTGTATATGGACCTGCGTAAAGCAGGTATAGCAAAGGATAAGGCTCAGATTCTAGCTACTGCTGGTGGTCTTGGGATAGGTGTTGTTGAAGGTATGCAGCTGAATATGCTATCTAAGCCATTTAAGAGGTTGTTTGCTCGTAAGGTACTCACCAATCCTAAAGCTCAAGGTATCCTTGTTTCTCTCTTAAAGAACTATGGTAAGCAGGTAGGCGGTGAGTGGAGTGAGGAGATGATTCAGGAAGCAATACAGATAGGTATGCAAACGTTGGGTGGCATGTGGGAGGATGACCCTAGTATTGTTCCAACCAGAGAAGTCTGGAAGAATCGTCTTATTGAAACAGGTAAGGGTTCTGCTGCTGGTATGGCAGGGTTAGGGATATTGGGACTTCCTTTAGATGCAACCAGTATGGCTGTTGATAAATGGAGTAAGAAGGCTGAGGAGACAGTAGCGGATGAGAAGATTGAGTTTGATAAGCGGCCTACGGTTGATTATGAGCCAGGGAAGGGCTTTACTGAGGATGGTAAGCCTGTAGAAACAAGCTTAACAGAAGATGTATCTAATATAGAGGATGTAGCAGTTAAACAGGATATTGATCCTACCTATAGGATGGAGGAGTATAGGCCAGGGGTAGAGGATAGTGAAGAACGTCCAACATCATACCAGTGGCGAGAACTACCTGAAGAGAAGAAGGTTGTAGCGGTATCCAAAGCACAAGAGTTCTTACAGAAAACCCTTTTCCCTATTAAGGTTCATGGCAAGGTTACAGAGCAGACCCGAAAGCTCTTGTATCCTGACTTACCTGAAATCGTACAGGACAAGGTTCAGCGTTTTGTGAATGACCTTGTAGAGCAGGGAGTTGGTGATACGGACATTCAGGTAGCGTTGGGTAAGTTTATGACGTCTGCTGAAATAGAGGATTTGGTGGTATGGGAGGGTGGTTCGTTCAATAAGAACTCCAAGGAATCTCCGGGTGAGATTGAAGTATGGAGTGGCCTTACCCATACATGGAGTAAGCTTAGTACGCTTGTGCATGAGCTGGAGAAGCAGGGTAAGACTCCTAAAGATATGACTTACATGGCTCTCAGGAGAGAAGATGAGTCTACCCAAGCTGGGGAGATGTTTAACGCTGCTTACAAGGTAGCGGAGAAGGAAGGGATTAGATTTGAGGAGGTAAGTACTTTAACTACGAGACAGAAGAAGATAGAGAATATTAGGGGAGCTGTTAGGGAGAAGTTGCCAGAGGGTCGTGACTTATTTAATTCTACCAAGGAAGCTTCCAAGATGACACTTGCTGAGGCAGAGGCAGCACTAGCAGAGTTAGAAACGATAGAAGCGAACCGAGAGCAGCAAGGACAGATTACAGGGGATGCGAGTGTAATACATGATAGATTGGTACTTGAGGAAAGGATAGAGGCGTTATCTCAAACCATTCAAGCGGATAAGAAGTATCCAGAGGGTGTTGCAAAGCGTAGAAGCCCTCTCAAGGATATAACTACAAGACGGCTTAATAACCTTCGTACACGTGTGAAGGCTGCTGCTGAAGCTATAAGTAAGATACCTGTAAGGGTGTTTACTGGCATAGAGTATGCTGGTGAGGGTGTCAGGATGTATGTCCAGAGGGATGGTAAGAAGCATTTTATGGCATCTGGCATAGCTAGAAGCAGAGATAAGATATATATACATAAGAGAACATTGGATAGATATTATAAGTTGTATAAGGCAGGTAAGAGCTTCTTTGCTAATCAGGAAATCCAAGCTATACCTGAAGGGTTATCCCAACGGGAGTTCTTTAAGTTTGCCATGGAGCATGAGAGGGTTCACCTCTCTACGGGGTTAGATGCTGGAGTGTTGGATGAGAACATTATAAACAAGCTGGCTCTTGAGCGTATAGGTAGGAAGGACTTGGCTGACCAGATACATATCCCAATGAAGCCGAGGTTAGTAGAAGAAGTGGTAGAAGAGGAGGTTGAACGGCTTACAGAAGAAAAGCGTGATACTGGCATTGATATCGTTGATGAAACAATGGAGAAGGTGGACGATCCAACGGTAAGCAATGAGCAGGCTGTTACAGAAATGAAGCTCGATGCGGAAGTAGAGGAGAAGAAGGCTGAGATAGGAGATGAGAATGATCTGCCTCCTGAAGGGGAAGCAGTAGATATGCAAGAGGGCTTACTGGATCGTGTTGGTAAGTTCCTTACTGATCGTGGGATTGATATTACAGGTAAGAACCTTGCTGATGTAGTAACAGAGCTGGGTCCTAACCATCCTGTGGTAAAAGAACTGCGTGAGAGTCCTGATATAGCTATTTGGTTACCCGGTGGAGAAGGGATGGTTGTTAAGAAGAATATATGGGAACTGACTGATAAGGATAAGGAAAACCGTCCTTCAACAGGGTTTAATGAACGTAGTGAGTGGGATACTATCGCTGGGGATATGGGTATAGGGGATGACAACCCAACGGATGTAACAGAAGCCTCTAAGACAGAGTCAGCTAAGTGGACATTGAAGGCTAGGGCTTTGGCAGAAACATATGTCTCTGCTAAGCACTTACTTGGTATCCAGAATAAGAAGATTCTATGGTTACAAGGTAAGTTAAAGCAGGAAATAACAGCTTTGTCAGCGGAGATAAAGGCATTACAGGAGTCCCTGCAGCAGCTGACAGAGAGGGCAATGCACCGTCTTACGGATGCTAACCTCCCTCCTGATGCTAGGCTGGAAATACAGGAGAACCTAGGGAACACAAAGACTGATGTAGCGAACACTTCAAAGAGGTTAAATGCGAAGATAAGGATTAAGGCTAGGAAGGCTCTGGAGTTAGAGAACGCACAAAAGAAATTCGCAGCTCACGCTGAGGTTGTTGAAAGCTGGTTTGCGAGGGAGAAAGCAGCGTATCTTAAGAACGCTCCTGCTGAAGTCAAGGAAACGTTAGATCAGGTATTGCATAATATACGGAAGATCAAGACTGATGAGGAGCTGATAGATTTTCTTGGTGGGCTTCCTAAGTTCAAAGGGATGCCACGTATACATCTTGATAATGCCCCTACTGAGGGAGCTCAGTTAGCCAGCTTCAGATTGCGGATGGCTCTTGCTTTCACAAAGTTCTTTGATGCTCGTAATGCCTTAAAGTCAGGGGCCTTTGATACCATGGCGGCTTGGGTTGGCGAGGAGAGGGTTTCAAGGTGGGAAGAGCGGGCTCGGATGAGGAAGGGTACGAAGATATTTGAGAAGGATATACAGGATACGTTAGTGGGTAAACTGGTAAGCCTTAAAGATAAAGCACCTTTTAATGCTATGGTTGCTGCTAAGATACAGAATGAATGTGTTGTTGAGCCTATATACAGGATTGTTAAAGCCGAAGGGTACAAGGTAAGCAAGACTGGTCCGACACCTGCTTTTAAACTGAGGCAGGCTTTCTATGAAAAGGTGATGCAGCTGGCAGCCCATGAGATATATACCGATGGTAAGAATATGTCATCTTATAAGCCGTCTGATGTTGGTAAGAACTTACCCCACGCTAATAACGAGGTTATGCAAGATTACCTGATTATGAGAGCTGCTATGTATTTGATGGGTCAAGGCAGAAATCCGTGGAAAGCAGATAAGTCCATTAAGCCTGAGATGTGGAAGATGATAGAGGCTGTTATAGCTCAGAGTCCTCAGTGGGCTAAGGCTCGTGAACCAATGGCTTATTTCAGTATGCTTCCTGCTAAGCTACAGGCTCATCTTGTATATTCTAAGAATGTTATGACCAGACTGGGTAATGATCAGATAGCTTTAAACATATGGGATGCTTCGAATATAGCCAAGAAGGAACGTACTGGGTGGATGCACAGGACAGTCCAGAAGGTAGAAGCTCAGAAGCTTGTAGGAGGTGTGAAGCAGACACCGTTGAGGACACAGACTACTCCAAGCCAACGCTATGAGACTCCTGAAGAGTTTTACTTTGATCAGGTTGGTCATCCGCTTCGGAAACCTGGTGGGTCATATGGTCTAATTCCTATAGACAACTATGGGATGATGCTTGGTGAGTATATCAAGGAGTCAATGACACGTATAGACTACCAGAAGGCTATAAACTACTTTAAGAAGCTACCCTCTCCTATGTCTGGGTTGAATCTGGTAGAGCATCTGCCTAGCGTAGCGAAGAAGCTTGGTATAGATGAGCAGCAGGCGACTAATTTACTTACCAAGAACCACTTTAGGCTTATCAACGAAGCTCCTGGTTTCTCTGAATGGATAGGTGGTAGCTTCCAGGTTCCTTGGATTCATATTGATGCGTTTAACTTAGTGACTGAGATGCTCAAGATGCGTGAGACAGGTCAGCTTATGAAGGGCTGGCTGGGCATGAACTCACTTGTCAAACGTGTGGTTATGCCAACGCCTTATATGTTTATGGTTCAGATAGCTTCTACACCGATGGCTCATATGCCTTCCAAGATAGGAGAGTTCCTTCAGCCTATAGTACCTTTTGGTGATTTTAAGACTGTGGGGTTGAAGAGCATAATACCTCGCTTGATGAGGAATGGTTTCGCTATAGGAGGTGAGATTGTTAAGGGTGAGTATTCTCCTACGGCTCATTTACAAGACGGATACGATCTTGCACTACTGTCCTTGCTTGTACAAAACGGTATGCCTGGGTTTGATTTTGAGCAATCAATGGCTATGATGTTTGAGAAGACTATGAGTAATATGCATCCAGCTGAGCGTTCTAAGCTGAAGAATATCTGGGAGGCGTTATCAAGTAAGTGGGGCATAGACCAGTATACCTTTGATGCCTACATACCGAAGGTCTTGTATGAGTTTACTAAATTTAACTTTGAGAGGTTCAAGAAGAAGGGCTTATCGGATGAGACGGCAGCTCGCAGGGCTGCTATCCTCACAGGGGATCTTACCGGTATGGCTAAAGCCTCTACGTTTGGTCTTGAAGGTCAGTGGCTTAGAGCAATCTTGTTTGCTCGTAACTTTGTTACGACCTTCTTCAGGCAAACTACAGGTGCGATGTTCGCTGTACCAGCGTTTCGTAAGGCTTTCCATAAGTATCATAAAGGGCTTTTCTCATTCCTTAATCCTCTTGTTCATGGTACTACAACAAGGGCGGATATGGAAGCGTTGGCTCCTTACTACGTAGCTCATCTTGCAAGGATATTAGGTGCGAAGTTTATGATAGTCAACGGATTGCAGGCTGGTATGCTAGGGTTATTCGGGGATGATGATGATAAGCAGAGGTTATTCGCGTTCCAGAATGCCAACGGTAAGTGGTTTTCTATAAGGTTACCCCATGCTTGGAGTAGCAAGCTGACCAAGGGTGCTTATCCTAATAAGTATATCTATGTTGATATCTTGAACATGAGGGAAGCTAACCAGCTTGCTGATATGACAGGTCTTATGGGTGGTAGAGGGTTTATGAAGTTTATGAGAAGCAAGCTTAATTACGGGGCTAATATGGTTATGTCCTATGCTACAGGTGATGATATGTGGGGTAATCCTATATCCGCACCTGACTTACCTGCAAGCCAGATTATAAAGGACTGGGCTAAGCATCACGCTGAGAGCGGTATTCCAACGCCTTTCGTAGGTGATGTGAGAAAGATACCCGGAGATTACTTCTCTCTCTTTCTTGGTCTTCCTATGAAAATAGGAGAGCCTTATGAGGCAGGGGCTACCGTTGAGATGATGAAGAGGTCAGATGAGTTGGGCCGCCTGCTGAGGCTTGAGGAAGACAGGAAGCGGAGGAGGAACAAGTATCTTTCGGCTCACCCTAAAGAGGTTGACAAGCTGTTTGAGAAGGGAGAGCTGACCTTGGAGGAACGGGAAAGGATACTGAAGAGTGAGGAGATCCACTATACTGACAAGCTTCTCAGGTATCAAAAGCGGTTTGAAGAGCTTAAAGAGCGATACCCATGACACAGGTAAACGGGCCCAAGTTCGATCTGACAGTACATGAGCTTTATCCTATCATACAGGAGATAGACAAGTATAACCACAAGGTGGAGCAGGGAGAGATCTTCATTCATCGTGGTATAGCGATGCTGGAAGAAGCTGTGAGGGAAGCAAGGGCAGTGCGTAAGGCATTGGAACTATTCAAATGGAAACTACAAGGGTGCGTAAGCGAAAACGGAGAAGACGAAGGAAACGAGTCAGCGGACCAATTATCGAGTGGCTCGTAAAACAAGGAGGGTATCATTATGACTGGATTACTGGAGAGAATAGGAAAGCTGCTGCAAGGTAAGAAGACGTATGTTGTTGCTCTGCTTACCGCGTTGGGTGCTGCTGCCATAGCGTTGGGTTATGTAATACCCGATTGGATACTGATGGCATTAGCTGCTGCTGGGTTAGGAGCTGTAAGGAGTGCTTTACAGAAGTTGCAGAAATGATTTTCTCTGGATTTAGCTTAGCTAAGCTTCTGAGCGGGTTTGCTGTATGGAAAGGGGAAGCATTAGGTAAGCTGGTATTCATGGTCCTTGTTATAGCGGTATGTTTGGCTATATTCTGGCGGGCGTTCTTAAAGCAGGACGCCCCCGTGGACCAGAGTACTCAGCAGGCAGAGACTATTACTAACATAACACAGGTTGAGGAAGGTTATCTTATTGACCTTAAGCTCGGCCCTTTCAAACTGGGGTTATTCTAATGGCTGATTATACGGTACAGAAGGGTGATACGTTGGGTGCGATAGCCCAACGCTATGGAACTACATGGCAGGCGTTGCAGACGGAGAATAACATAGAGGATCCTGATACAATCTATGCGGGGATGAAGCTACGCTTGCCTAAAAAGAAGAAGATAAGTCCTAACTTTATGGACATGATAGGTGAAGGGAAAATACCTATTACAAAGCAGTCCCTTGATACCAAGCTGACTCCGGAAGTTCTTGATGCCATGCGTCAGGCTATGTATGATGATCCTAGAGGCTCGAGAAAACAGGCTGACTTAATGATAGACCGTTGGGGACGCTACAATACTGTTGGGGATATTCTCCGAAGGGTGAATCGGCTCAATAAGGGTACGTCCATGATAGATGAAATGCAGAATTTTCAACGTTGACCTTGACAAACCTAAAACCTTGTGGTATACTTCTATCAATCGAGATAGATGGAGCATGAGGATAAAACCTAAAACCCAGGCGAGAAAACAGGCACAGCAAACAGCTGTGCTTTTTTTATTGGAGGGTTTCGCATGAAGCTGTTTGTCGTTCTGACGCTATGTTTCGTAGCCTATATTTTGATTGCTTTAAGAGAGGTGAGAAGAGAAGAGCAGAGAGAGAAAGAGAAGGAAGAAGAAAAAATGAAACATAAAGAAAAGAAGAAAGTGAAGGAGGTGAGGCGAATCAGACATTCATGTGAAGTATGTGGGCGTATGCTGCATCAGGACTCATCTAACCAAGTAGTACGTTTCTGTTCTAAGGCGTGCAGGAAGATGAGGCACAATAAGAAGAAAGGGAGAGGATGAAGCCGTATTATGAATGTCCTAGTTTTAATGTGTGTAGTGCTAATGTATGCCCGCTAGATCCTGATATAAAGCTAAGAAAAAAGATAACGGGAGAGGAGAAATGCAGGGCTTATAAGACAACAAGGGTTAAAATAGGAGGAAAATATCCAGAACTCCTTAAGTTCAAAGGGCTTACACACAAAGAATGGAATGGCATGAAACGGTGGGAAGGGATGGACCCTCACCAACAAGGAGAAATCCGTAGGAGGCTGAGCAAAACGCAAAAAGTGGCTAAAAAAGGGCATCAGGGAGGGAGTTTATGAAGCTCGAAATCAGTCACAACTCTACCAGTATGTTTAGGGGGTGCCCAAAGAAGTATTACTGGAACTATATCAAGGGGCTGAAGCCTAAGAAGAAGGCTCAAGCTCTCACTTTAGGGACTGCCATACACGCAGCCTTTGAGATGTATTACTCAGGGGTGTCTGATGCTGATGTAGTGTCTGCACTCATGGTGAAGTTCGATGATGATATAGCTAATGCTTCGATGGATGAAGTAGAGAATGTGGAGATAAACAAGTGGACAGCGTTGGGTATGTGGATGAACTACCCTAATAAGAACCTTACTGCTTTCCAGTCTATCGAACCAGAGAAGACGTTTAGTGTACGCTTCGATGGGATGCGTGGGGTACGCTTCGTGGGTAGGGTGGATGGACTCATTATGGATAGCAAGGGTAGGTGGTGGATAAGGGAAGTAAAGACTACGGGACTTACACCCAAGCAGTTCAGGGGCAGGATGAACACCTCACCGCAGGTAACAGGGTATGTGTATGCCATGCGTAGGGCAGGGTACCCTGTTGAAGGGGTGGTGTTCGATATGATCAAGAAACCAAGGCTTAGGAAAGGGGTGCATGAGAACTGTACTGACTTCTCTCAGAGGATAATGGAGGACTATAGGCTTAACCCTGATAAGGCTTATATGCAGGGCTACATTTATAGGAATCCTGACCAGATAGCTATGTATGAAGAAGATATGAAGAAGCTGGTTCAGGATATCCGCTTGAAGTATAGGACTAATGGATGGAATAGGAATCAAGACCAGTGCTGGAACTTCAACTCACTCTGTCCTTATGAACGTATATGCTTTATGAACCCGATTGATAAGAACACGGTAGATGTGTATTATGATAGAGAATAATGGGGGGCGACTGCCTATACAGGAGTGGGACATACCAATGGAAGGCGAGCATAGCTGTAACCAACGATGAGGTGATAAAGCCACTCAAGGTTACCTTTGGGTCCCTATGGACAGCAAATGGCTCGGCTGTTCCTTCGCCCCCATAACTTGAAGGAGGAGAAAATGTTTAAGACAAAAACAGCTGTAATGGAAAAAACCAAAGGAGGGCTTTATGAAGGGATTAGCGATATACTCGCTGATAGTGGTTGGGTTTGGTAATCTGGTGTTGTTGGGTGGGGTAGTAGCAGGAACAAGTCAGGATGTAGGTAGTGATGTGATAGGGATAGGGTTATACCTTCCTGTTCTTATACACTTCGTTATGTATCTGAAAGGGGGTAGTTGTGGACGAAAGTAAAAGTAGCGGAGAAACGAAGATTAAGAAGGAAAGAGTTGAGGAAGTTAAGAAGGAAGAGAGAAAGGAAGTGGCTCAGGACGCTGTTATTATGGAGAAGATCGAGGCTATCCTGATAGGGATTAAAGGACAGACCGAGATACTCAAGAAGATACAGGGTGTGCTTGAGCTGATGGAGAAGAAGAAAAGAGCGGGGAGGTTTTAAATGACTAAGGTAAAGGGAGATGAGATAAGGGTAGTGATAAAGAGATATGGGTTGAACATGACTGTAGGGGAGACTAAGGCCCTTAAGATGCTCTTAGATAGCCTGCTTGCAGATATACTGTTTGATGGGGAAGGGAGTGTATACTGTGGATAAAGAGGACTTCAAAGCTATAGGAAGTAAGATAAACAGGGGTATCGCCCTTCTTATCTATGCTGATCCAGGTATAGGTAAGACAACGTTGGGTGCTACGTTACCTGTTGGGGAAACCCTCATTATTAACACAGAAGCAGGGTTAGGACCGCTGTTGGGGACAAAGCACGTGGTGTTCAATGTCAATGCTGAGAATGTGGATGTGGTCTACAAGGGGCTCCACACGTACCTGCAGACAGAGAAACACCCCTTTAAGAACGTGGTGTTCGATAACATAAGCGAGTATGAGCAGTGGCTTACGCTTCACTTTACAGGTAAGCATCAGAAGGAGTTTCCTGAACTAAGGGAGCATGGGGAGACTAGCTTCAAGATGAAGGAGACGATGCACCTTTATAGAGATCTCGTTTATAAGGGTATCAACGTTGTGTTCAACGCTTGGGAGTTCCCATTAGAGATAAAGAAGAATGACGGTATGGTGATAACCAAGACGTACCCTAAGATGGGTAGGAAGATAGCCCCTGCTATATGTGGGATAGTGGATGTAGTGGGACATCTCGAGGTGCATGAGAAGAGCAAGAAGCGTTGGGTTAGGCTGGGTCCAAGCGACCAGTATATCACGAAGTCACAGTTCAAGGGGTTGGATGATGGGGAAACTCCTGACCTACCGGGCATACTTCAGAAGTTGTATGAGTGGGATTACGGAGACAAGAAGAAAGGAGAGAAGAATGGCAACAAGTAGCAGTTATTATGGAGATCATCCGAGACAGATGTATGCACAGATGTATCCAGGGCAGATGCCTAATTATGATCAATTAGGTACGGCTACTACTAGTACTAGTGCGGGAGGATGGGCGCAGGTAGATGGGACGGATAATAGGAGGGCTTATGAAGCGTGGATGCAGGAGCAGCAAAGACAGATGGGGCTGGGAAAGAAGGAAGAAGCGAAGAAGGTAGAAACGTTGCAAGATGTTATAACTAGAGAGGTAGAGAAGATACGTGCCTAGTGGTTTTGGAGAGCTCTTAGAACCTACCTTAAAGGATATGTTTAAGGAGGAGTATCAGGATGGGACTGGGAATGCTTTATATATCAACCAAAGCGGGGGGATAGAACGAAGGGAGGTGGTACCTAAGACACTGCAGGAGAGGATAGATGAAGAGGTGAGGAAACTAAAATAGGGGAGGGAGAGCATGAGTAGTATAGATTGGAAGAAAGAGTCACAGGGTGGAACAAGGTT